GAGATACAGGAAGCCGATGTCGACGATTTCGTAAAATTTAGAGATGATTATTTTTTAACAGAACAAGGTAAAAATTATGAGACACCAGACTTCCAAAGAAGGTGGATTAGTGCTATCTTAGATAGTATACAACACGGTAAAAGGTTGATGATACTGTCACCACCTAGACATGGTAAGACAGACTTGTTAACACACTTTTGTGTCTATATGATTGCAAAGAATCCGAACATACGTATCATGTGGTGCGGTGGTAACGAGGATATAGCAAAGAACAGTGTTGGCGCAGTGTTAGATCACCTGGAGAATAATGAAGGACTCATACAAGATTACGGAGACTGGGACGGATTTAGACCTGCTAATAGAAGCGGAAAAAGTTGGTCGTCCAGTCAATTTACTGTTGCAACTAGAACAGTCTCTGGTATCAAGTCACCAACTCTTGTTGCTATTGGAAAAGGAGGTAAAATTCTCTCCAGAGACGCGGACCTTATTATTGCAGACGACATCGAAGATCATGGCACAACTGTGCAACCTAGTGCTAGAGAAAACACAAGAAACTGGTGGACCACAACGCTACAGTCAAGAAAAGAAGAACATACAGGTATGGTCGTTATCGGATCACGGCAACACCCCGACGATTTATACCATCACCTCTTAGATAACAGAGCATGGGAATCTATCATAGATAGAGCGCATGACCTAGAAGTACCACTAGAAGACGAAACTATAGACCAATCAAAACACATGTTATGGGCAGAAAAAAGAAGTCATAAATGGTTATTAGAACAATTATCTGCAGCAGAGACAACAGGTGGTAGAAACATATTTGAGATGGTATATCTAAACAAAGCTATACCTGATGGCATGAGTTTGTTTACAGCAGAAGCAGTAGATAGTTGTTTAGATCCGTCAAGAAAACTAGGTGACATACCGCCACATACTGCATTGATAGCAGGACTCGATCCGGCAAGTACAGGATACCAGGCAGCAGTATTGTGGGCATATAATCTACAAACACAACAGATATGGTTAGTAGATATAAAAAATGATCAAGGTGGTGGTATCAAAAAAGCACATGACTTGATGAAGGAATGGTATGACAAGTATTGGTTATCACATTGGATTATAGAAGAAAACGGTTTCCAAAAAGCTATAGGTCAAGATAGAGAGATACGTAACTGGGCAGCAGCAAACGGTGTAAGAATAGAAGGACACCAGACATACAAAAACAAATGGGATCCTACGTTTGGTGTTACAAGTATGGTAGGTATGTATGAAAATCAAAAAGTAAATCTAGCATGGGGAGACGCTGCAACAAAACGTAAAGTAAATATATTTAGACAACAACTTTTATATTTTTCACAAGCAGGTGCTTCTAATTCACGTAATGTAAAAACAAAAACTGACTTAGTTATGGCTAGTTGGTTCCCTATGAAACGTATACGTACAAGTGTAAAAATGATGTTAGCAGAAGCAGATAGCGACTATACTCCTAGTTATAGTTATTATAAAACAAGTGATTACAATGAGGTTTTTTGGTAATGGTATATACCGCTGACGAATTATTAATTAAGACAGACGACCTTCGTGGCATGCACGAACAGAGTGGACATTACGAATATAGAGATAGAGTCCGTTCTATTATGAACGGTGGTGCTAACGGTATAGGCGCATTACTAGGTGACGGTGCAAAAAACTATGACACTGACTTACCTATACCTAATCTTATAAACTCCGGTCTAGAACACCTTGCACAAAAACTAGGACGTATGCCAGATATAAAAGTAGACGCATACGCAGATAGTGACAGAGCAAAAAACAAATCAGAAAAACTAGAACGTATTGTTACTGCATTAGATGGTCATTCTAAAATGGATCAACAAATGCCACAGGCAGCTAGATGGTTACCTGGTTATGGTTTTTGTGTATGGATCATTAGACAAAAAATGGGACCTGATGGTGTGTTATATCCACACGCAGAACTCCGCGATCCTTATGATTGTTTTCCAGGATATTACGGTCCAGACCAAGATCCAAAAGAATTAGCACTTATACGTCTAGTACCTAACGCTGTTATAAAACAAATGTATCCTGCAGCAAAGATTGCAGTAGATGAGTCAAGTCAATTCCCATCTGGTTATAGTAAATTTAAATACCATGACGGTTACCAAAGAAGTTGGGGGAACCACTTAGCAGATGGTACAGAACTTGTAGAGTTTTATGACGAAGAAGGTACATACGTATTCTTACCAGAAACAAAACAAATATTAGATTTTACACCTAATCCATTAAAGTCGGGACCAAGATTTGTTATATCTAAAAGATTTAGTTTTGACAGATTGTCAGGTCAGTATGACCATGTACTAGGTTTGATGGCAGCTATGGCAAAAATAAATGTTTTGTCAATAATTGCTATGGAAGACAGTGTATTTACAGAGACGAATATTATTGGTGAATTAGAGAGTGGGAACTACAAGCGCGGTAGATTTGCAGTCAATTACCTTACACCTGGTTCACAAATAGCTAAACCACCAAACAATATTCCATATCAGCTATTTACACAAATAGACAGAATAGAACGACAGTTAAGAGTTGGTTCTAGTTATCCAGTTAGTGATGACGCTATATCACCTAACAGTTTTGTAACTGGTAGAGGACTACAAGAACTATTATCTTCAGTTGATCTAAACGTAAAAGAATATCAGCTATCACTAAAAAAAGCTATGGAAGAGCTAGATTATAAACGTTTAGAAATGGACGAAGCACTTAACGGTACAACTAAAAAACCATTAGCAGGATTTATGAAGGGGACTGCTTTTGCAGAACAATATACACCTAGCACAGATATACAAGGTATGTACAAGACAAGACGTGTTTATGGTGTCATGGCAGGTTTTGATGAACCTACAAAGATAGTATCTGGTTTACAGTTATTACAAGCAGGTATTATTGACAAAGAGACATTGCAAGAAAACATGGACGGACTAGACAATGTACAAAAGATAAACGACAGAATCTTAAAAGACGAAGCAGAACGTACATTGTTTGAGACACTAAAAGTACAAGCAAGTCAAGGTGATCCAAAAGCTACGATGGCATTAGTACAGATATATAAAAATCCTAACTCTATGCAATCTATACTAGATAAATTTTATACAGCAGAAGATCCAGAAGTACCTGAAGCAGAAGCTGCACTTATAGGTGATCAACCACAACAAGCAGTTGCACCACCAGGCGCTGCACCAGATATACGATCATTATTATTAGGAGGTGCGCAAAATGCCTAATCCATACGATAGAGAAATAATGAATATGCAGTTTGCAGATATATGCGAAAACTCTCTTATCGATGTATGGCAACGTGCTTCAGAAGAAATATTAGATTATGAAAACGAAATAGGAGAACCTACAGTAGCACCTATGCCTACAGGTATGGTTGTGCAATACATACCAAACGGTTTACTTATTTTTTTTGGACAACCAATAGAGGAGGATTTTGATGAGTACGGATTCTAGTAGAGCTAGAGGTAGAAGAGGTGGCGTAAAGAGACCTGCGCCTACAAGCGGACCAGGTAAATTATCACGTAGAACAGATGGCGCAGCACCAACAATAGAAGATGTTAGAGGTATGATTACAGAGTCTGCAGGTGAAGAAACAGATCTAGTAAATCAAGTAAGACAAGGTAATGTAACATTACCACCTGCAACTGTTGCTGCACCACCAGAAGAAGTATCAACAGAAATAACAACATTGCCTGCAGGTGCCGCAGAAATATTTGCAGCAGGTGATGAATTACCTGCAGATACACCATCAACAATGGCACAAGAATCATCAGCGTTATTAGAACCTGATGATGTAATGCTTATTAGAGCAATGGCAAAAATTAATCCATCACAAGAGTTAATTAGTTTATTACAATTTGCAGAACAGAAGATAAACAGAACACCACAACAATTCGGATAAAATGGGCGTATATCATTTTGACAATCCTAAGTCAGAACAAGACTTATACAAAGAGCTACGACAAAGAAAAACACAATGGACAAGAGCGCAGTCTTCTGTAAATAAAGCTGACGCAGAACGTGCTACAGCAATAGCACAGTTATATCCTAACTTTTCACCAGATGTTATTACATCATTGACAATGCTGCAGGTAAAACCAGAAGCAGAAGTATTAAATACATTGTCACAAAGAATCGTAGAACATAACAAAAAAAACACTGTAGAGAAGATATTTGATCCACTAAAAGGTGCTGTAAGGTTTGGTTTGCTTGCATTAGAAGATTTATACAGAACAACAGTAGATAGACCTATAAACTCTATGATTGCAGCAACAATAGGTGACAATGCAGAAAACTTGTCATTTGCAGACGCATACAGACAATCTGGTAAATCTACAGTAAAACAAGTATTTAAGAACTTAGCACAAGGTAAAGAAGTAAATTTAGGTGATGGATTGTTACCACAGTCAGAAGTGTTTGATCCAGACAATCCTAACAGTAAAATGTTTGACGAATACAAATATCTTATACAATCTGGTTTTGACCAAGAACGTGCGCAAAGCATAATACAAAATCAATTAGGTTCTGCTATTACAGAAATAGATAGAAATATGCAAGAAGACAGTGGTTTGTTTAATATTTCTACAACATTAGGTACAGGAGAAACTGTACAAACACCTATTTCATTAGGTAGAACTGTTGCATTAGGTGTGTCAGAACCTGGTACAACCGCATTTAACGCTATATCAGGTGTACTAGACGCAGGTAAAGCATTGTTTTTAGATCCTGCTAACTACCTTACATTAGGTGCTGCAGCAGCAGCAAAAAGTAGAAAAATACTAAGACCTAGTAATAATCTTATAAAACAACTGGGATTTAAAGATCCAGAAAAAATGACCAAAGCACAGCTAGCTGAAATAGGTATGATAAACAGAGGTTGGGGACTATCTTTTGTTACACCTAAGTCTGTAACAGATTATCTAAACAAAGATCCAGGTGGTATGAAACTTGTTAAGTATTTATCAAAGATAGAGTCAGAATCTAAATTTATGGATATTACAGGTATAAAAGATCCTGGCGTTGTAAAAGAGTTTATGAAGGTATCACAAGACTTTACAAAAACTGCAGACGAAAAAATAATAGATATGGCTAATTTACTAGATAAAGCTATAGGTTTTAGAGATATGCCATTTGGCAATGTAAGACCTACAGTAGGTGCTATAGGTAGGTTTTTAGGTGGCACAGCAGAAGCTATAGCAGGTACAAACGTACCTACAGGTACCGGGACATTGTTTGGTGCTAAAAAAGTATTTAAGTTGGCACTTATGGATAGTAATTCTAGGTCTGCACGTATTATGGCAACCTATACAAAAGACTTACCTTTACGTTATTTAGATAGCGAAAACATAGAACAATCATTTGACCAAATAAAAAAATGGTTAGATCAAACAGATCTAAATAGAAACACAAAAGACTCAATATTAAAAGATACTATGAATCTTAAAAACAGAGACCAAGCAGGTTTGTTTAGAGTAGCTGTAAACATGTTAGAAGAAACAGGTAGAGATTTAGTAGAAAACGGACAAGTATCTGTACAGGACGCTAAAACATTTACACGTATTTTTGAAGAAACAATCGACGATATGCGTAAATATTTTATAGATGGTTATACAGGTGACAATGTTAGACAACCAGGTATGAAGATGAATCCTATAACAGTAGAAGGCAAGATGAAGGCAATGCCTGACGCACACCTTACTACAGAGTTTATTAACAGAACTATACCTATGCCAGACGCAGGTCAGCTTGCAAAAGCTATGAATAGCATGTCAATACTTAGATCTAAAATGGGTGGTACAAAAGCATTTGATAACTTTTTAGCTAAATATCCTAAAAAAATGCAAAAAGGTATAACTGGTAGAACAGTTGACTGGTATTACACAGAGTTCTGGAAACCTGCTGTTTTGTTACGTGGTGCATGGTTATTACGTGTTGTAGGTGAAGAACAGCTACGTATGTTTACTAGAGGTTATGACAACATATTTTCTAGACCATTATCAATATTATCTTTAGGTTTAGCAAAAGCTACAGGTGCAGGTAAAGAAGCTGCACAAGCAAAACGATGGACACAAAAGAATGTAGAGTTTAAAGATTTGTTAGGTGATCCATTAGGTGAGAGTTTAGAGTGGAAGCAAGGATCATCACGTATGCGTGGTGCTAATAATAACGATGAGTTATTTGGCGGTGCTGCACGTAATCAAAGAAAACAACAAGGTAGACGTAAAAAAGCAGGACCACACGATTATGACGTATTAGACAAACTAGACGCTATACGTGGTATGACTACAGGTGATAGAGCTACTGGTAATAAGTTTGTAAGAAGTTGGACAAATGAAGTTGCAAAACTATATCAAGATGATTTGTTTGATTTGTTATTCAAAAATAAATCTAATCCTAAAGCTAGACAAAACGCACTAAAAGAATGGGTACAAGGTAAATCACCTAAAGCTAAACGTGTTATAGAAGAATATGCAAAAGGTGGTACAAGATATGAAGATGTTATGTCTACAGCAGGTGGTAGATATGCTTATGCAAAATCTATAGAAGCAAGATTACATCAAGCTGCAGGTGGTGCATTTGACGAAGATATAACAGTTCTAGAAGATGTTATGAATAAATTAGAGTTTGAAGATATAGATTTTGGTAAAAATCCATTTCCATTACGTATAGATAAACCACGTAATGAAGATCTATATGCCATGATTACAACAGGTAAGCTAAAACATATTGCTACAGAAGCAACAGAAGGTGTATGGACAGACGCTGCATTGCTTACACCTGCACAAATTAAGAACGCAGCAGGTTCTGTAGAACATGCAGGTAAGACTATGTATCTTATAAAAGAAGGTCAAGGACTTGATGGTATAGAAGATCTAGATGACTTATTTAAAATATTTGGTAAAGGTTTTACAACACTAGATGACAAGAGTATGAGAAAAGCAGCAAATTCATACTATGACACAATACTTAATAATTACATAGAAGATTTACCACAGTATGTGACTGCACCATTAGATGGCACAGTATTAGATGATACAAAATGGATAGAGAGATTTGTTAATAAAATGTTTGACGAGATTATGGGACAAAGAACAGATAACGCTTCTAGGTCACCAGTATTTAGACAAGCATACTGGCGTGCTGTATATGACTTGTTACCAAGAATGACACCTGCAATGCGCACAGTATTGTTAGAAGGTAAGTCATACAGAAAAGGTGGCAAGAATATAAAAGTTAGTGGTGCAAGAAACTCAAACATACCTAACGAAAATTTATTAGCAAGTATAAAAGCAGATATTGGTTTACCTTCTGTTAAGTTGCGTAAAGCTGATACAGAAATAAATCTAGATATGTTTGAGAGAAGAGTCCTAGAACTAAATCAAGCTGATCTAAAAGCAGGTAGAGAGTTTGTAGACAATACAAATATGATACAAAAAATGCAACGAGATGTTTCTATATACAAAAGAAAACAACAAAAACTTATTGATGATATAGATGATCAAATAAATATAGGCGCAGATGATATAGATGTTGACGCATTATTAGCACAAAAAGAAGCATTAATAGATGAATTAAACGATGGTCTTACAAGTTTTAACACTGCTATAGACGATCTAAATGCAGTAGCAGGATTTGACAATAACATTGTAGACGCAGAATATGTAGATAACTTTGCAAAAGCTATAGCACTAGAAGAACTACAAGGTTTGTTATACGATCTAAGTAAGCGTAGTAAGATTACCTACAACCTTAGAGGTATATTCCCATTTGGTGAAGCATACGTAGAAATATTATCTACATGGGCTAAGTTACTAAAAGAGAATCCAGAGATTGTAAGAAGAGGTCAAGTAACTGTACAAGCTGCACGTGACAAAAATCCATTTAGTCCTGTAGAAGGAGAAGGGTTTTTATCAGAAGACGAAGTTACAGGCGAAGAAATATTTTATTATCCATTAGTAGATGATTTAGTATCTGACGCTATATTTGGTCAAGATAGAAATGTAGGCGTTAGATTACCAGGTTATGCAGGTTCTCTTAACATTGCATTAGAAGTTGTACCAGGTATCGGTCCTACAGCTGCTATACCTGCAGCATTCTTTTTAGAAGGTACACCTAAATTTACAGAAACACAAAAGTTTTTATTTCCTTATGGTTTACCTACAGTCAAAACACCAGGTGACTTGATACAAGAAGCAGGTGTACCGGCATGGTTAAAGAACGGTGTACGTGCTGCTTTTATGTTTAACGAAGACGCACCTCCAGGTGAGTTGTCACGTATTGCAGCTAATACAACTATTGATGTATATAGAATACTAAAAGCAAATGGTGAAGATGATATGACACCAGAAGCACAACAAAGATTATTAGAGAGATCTAGAACTGTAGGTAGAAATCTTACATTAATAAAGATGTTTTCACAGTTTGTAGGTCCTACAGGATTAAATCCTAGATTTGATATAGGTGATCCTAAGAATGCAGGCAACGTATATTCTATGCAAATACTTGCAGATAGATATAGAGAACTTATAGAAACACCACCTAAAGATCCAGTCACAGGTAATTTATTATTTGCACCTGGTGATAATTATTCTGCTACAAAATATTTTATAGATGAGTTTGGTTTTAATCCGTTAGATATTGCTACACCTAAATCTATAGTTGTAGAACCTAGACCTGTAGATGAACGTGGTGTACAGTTTGAAAAAGAGAATCCAGAGTTATTTGAAGAATATAAACTTACAGCATTCTATGCAGTACCAAATGGCGGTGGTGGTCCTTTTGACTACGAAGCATATACAAGAACTATATACAATGAGCAAAGAGAACCTTTAACACCAGAAGAATGGTTAGCTACACGTAATCAAAGATTAGGTGAATTTTTTATGGAAGAAGAGAGAGTAGCTTCTTTAGCACAGTTTGACATTACAGATCCATACCAGGCAAAACAAAGATCAAGATTATTAGCACTTAAAAGAAATATAGCTGCAACTAAATATCCAGGATTTGATACATCGATACCTGGTTTACCACAGCGTGGTACATTAGACGCACAATACGAAGAGTTAAAAAACTGGGAAAATAGTCCTAAGTTACGTAAAACAGAAACAGGTAAAGCTGTTGCACAAGTATTAGATTATATAGCAATACTAGAAAAGAAATCATTAGGTAAAGGTTTGTCATCTAACGGTTGGCGTACATCACGTACAATGTTAGTTGAGAGACAACAACTTAGAGATTTTATTGGACAAATAGCAGTATCTAATGATGATTTCTATGTTATTGCACAAAACTTACTATTACCATTATTCCAAGAGAGGACACAGTTCTTAGAGGATCTAGAGTATGATTATGATACAATGGTTGAATATGGCGCTTATTTGCCTACGCAGCAGGGAGAAGCATGACAGAAGAATATAAACAATCTATAGTTGACAGCATTATTGCACAAAGACAAGTACCAGACAACGATCCTTTTGTTGCAGAACTAAATGGTTATGTAAAAGAAAACATATCTGATTCTTTATTTATTGCAAAAGTAAACACTGCATTAAAAATATACGATACAGCACAATCACAAGATTCTGTATCTGGTTTAGGTATGACAAGCGTTACAAAAAATGTTTTTACAAATGCACTAAATGACGCAATAGGTGCAGTAGAACTAGAAGGTGATCCTGCAGGATATGCACCAGGACAATATGAAACATGGTTAGTCAATACACCTTTAGACGTAAGAATAGATGTTTTTAAAGGTATGGATATATCAGCAGGTGTTATACAAGCAGATGAAGCAGTAGATTATTTTAATTATTTAGTAGATAAATTAGACGATTGGTATGACTCTACAGGACAAATAGGTGCATTAGTAAAACCTGGTGGTGGTAAAGGTGTTGTGTTGTTCTCTACAGATGAGTATGACGCATACAAAAAAAATTATGACAATCCAGAAGATACTATGCAATTATTTAGAGAAGTTGAACCTGGTAGAACAAAAGTACCTAAACAAGGTTTTAGAGCAGAACCTACTGTATTGTATGAACCTATTATGTCAGGTGATCCAGGCAACTATGAATTTAGCGGAGAATACAACGATAGAGTAAAAGATATAAGTGATGGCACATACAAAACTGTTAAAGAAGCAGGTGGTGCTATAACAATAATGAACAATGCCACAGGCGAAATAGAACAAAGAGTTGTTACAGAGAGTGAGTACGTACAATTAGAAGAAGGTCAACTTGATGGTGGGTATACATTATTAAGAACACAAGAAGCCAAAGCAATCGAACAAGCAAGAGAAACATTACTAGGACAAAGTGAGTTTTCTGGTAATTATGGTTTGTTTGGTGGTATTACACCAGGATACACTGTATATAAGAATCCTGATTTAGCAGCAGTGTTTGAAGAAGGCAGAGAACTTACACCTAGTGACATGGCAGCAGAAACAATAACACTTACAGAAGAAGATGTAAAAAATAGGTATGGTAATCAAGATCATATACAAATAGGTTTTAACATGTTGCCACAAGAGAGACTAGCTGTACAAACAGATTTATTACAAGCAGGATATTTAAGTTATGATGATTGGTTTTTTGAGCAAGGTAGTTGGGGTGCTGCAAGTCAAACAGCTATGTTGTCAGCAATGACAAATGCTAACTATGAGTTATCAGATATAGGTACACATCTAGCAGCAGAAAAAGATAGGTTATACAAACGACCACCATTATTACCTAAAGTATTTATAGAACCTAGTCCATCAGCTGTAAAAACAGAGATAGACGGTGCTTTACGTGCTATAGGTATAGATAGAGAATTATCAGAAGCAGAGATGGTTGCATTAGCAGACTTCTATGTAGCGAGTAGTAAAGACTATCAAACAGCAGTAGCAGATTATAACAAGAACTTTGATTTAGCACAACGTATGTTTCCTGGTGCAGATAAAAACCTTGTCGTTCCAGAGACACCAACTGCTAGTCTAGAAGAATACGCTGATGGTTTATTTGGTGCAGAAGTAGCAGCAAAAGAAAAAGCTACAAAGGAACGTAATGATCTTAGCTACTTGTTTACTACTCTCGACACTATGTCCAGGTTGGCTAGTGGATAACGAAGGGGATATGACAATATCTCCTGAAGGTATTGAGTTCATAAAAGAAAAAGAAACACTTAGATTAGAAGCGTATGACGATGGCACTGGCGTACAAACTATTGGCTACGGTCATACAGGTAGGTCATCAGGTACACCAGTACAACCAGGCACAGTAATAACAATAGAAGAAGCAGAACAATTATTACTAGATGATCTACAAGAACATCAACTAAGAGTTAATAATCGTATGAATAATTTTGGTGTGCGATTAGATCAAAAAGCATTCGATTACATGGTTATTGCAACATTTAACAGAGGTAGTGCAATATCTAATAAAGCTATGTATACAGCAGCTGCTAATAAAGATTATGATACTTTACAAGTTTTAATGTTAGATAGCATTAGTGGATCAGATAAAAATGTTAAAGAAGGATTAACAGTAAGAGTTAATGATGAAATAGAATATTTACAAACAGAACCACCTACACCTACAACAACGTCAACAACTTCTACAACTACAACTACAACAGTAGGACCTAGAATACCTGTCTATAGAGATACAGGCACACCTTTAGAAGATGAACGTAGAAGAAAACAAAGAGAAGCATTAGCTAAAAAAACATTCATAGAAGACGATGTAGAAGAAGCTGTTAAATCTTTTGAAACTATTGTAAAACAATTTTTTGGCATAATACCTGGTGGACCAAAACCAGAAGGTAGATTTGGTTTGCTAGGTGATCAAATAGCAAAGATGGTTAAGAGAGACTAATGGATTACGATAACTTAACTATAGAAGAATTGTTTGAAGAATTTAAAAAACAATATTACAAATTATCAGAAATAGCAAGCGATAGTTTAAATACGTCTAATGCAAGCGTTATACATTCTGATGTGATGGATACAAAAGATCTGAATAGCTATGCAGATGAAGTTTTTATGACATCACAACAAACTGATGAATTGATTAAATTTAAAGAAATAGCAAATAGTTTAGATAATAGATTAACACCTACTAAAAATGGAACATCTTTTACTGAAAATTTTATAATAGAACATAATCAATTTGGTTTTCACAAAACAGATATAAAAGATTGGGACAATTTTTCTGCAAAAGCACCAGACGATATTAGTGGCATAAATGATGATATTGATGAAGCAAATAGATTAAGACGTGAAGCAGAAGAAGAAATAACTGGCATATTAGATGAAATTGACGAAGCGTTAGATGAAGAAATAATAGAAAATCCTGACGGATCTATAACTAGAAAAGGACCAGGATATGAATATCGTGAGAATGTACCTTTAGAAGAATTTGCAGGAATAACAAGTAATCCTTATGATTATAAATTACCAAAAGCATTTGACGATATAGCGCAATCAGGTCCATATCAAAGAGCGCAAATAATGTTAACAAGTGTAGAAAAAGAAATACTAAGCGGAAAATTTAGAGAATTAGTATTGAACCAATACGACATGTTTTATGAATTTGCAAAAGATTTACCTGCTGATGAACAAATAGCATTATTAGAAGCACAAAATAATAGAGTTTTAATGTTACAAGAACGACCTGCTATAAATTCGGACCGTAGAGATTTATTTAAAATAGTTGTAACACCTGATCAAGATTTGTCATTAGAAGAATTAGATCTTATAAATGCACAAATACAAGATGATCTAGAAAATTATCCAAAAGAATTACAAAAAACTCTCGATGACTATTCTGCAAGTAAAATAATATCGGATAATGACATTGCAGATTTAGGACTTGATGAAGATGATTTAGCTGACGGTGACGCAATGACAGAGCGATTTTTAGATGAAGGTGATGAAGTAGATAAAGCAGCTAGAGAACTTGATGAATTAGAATTAGCTAGAGAGTTAGGAATAGTAGAAGAAGGACCTATGGATACATCTAATTTATCTGATGACGCAAAAGATAAACTAGATAATTTAGCAGACGATGAAACTAAAGCACAGTTTTATGACATGAATGATATTGAAGAGTTTGCAAATGGTAACACAAGAATAACACCGGAACAAGCACGAGAGCTACAAGAAATGACAGGTATATTTCAAAACAAAGCAGATGAAATAGCTAATAAATTACCATTAGAAACTGTTGTAAGAAACAAGTTAAGTAAAAAATTATCAGAGATGACAGTAAGATGGACTACATTTTCTGGTGCAGGTGAGTTATTAGATATATATGAGACAGCTGTTTTATTATTCTACGGACTTGTTGCAGCAAAACCAGAGCTAGAAAAACTTGCTACAAACTACATGATTGACATGTACAACATTATGGCAGAGCCATACGGTGCTAAAATTAACAGAGATGAATATACACCAGATTGGAAATATATAAACGAACAGCTTGAAAACGCAGAGAGAATAACACCTACAGATATAATTATAAAGAAGACAGGAGAACTTATAGAAGGTGTAGCAGAAACTGGTATGGTAACAGGTTTTGGTTATGTACCTACAACTGCAGATAAACTAACAAAAACAATTAAGTCTCCAAGCCCAGAAGAAGAAAAGGTTGAGGATCCAATGTATGATAGAATTAGAAGAACATTTAGTGGGAAGTTTACAAAGTAGATGGCAGTAGTAGAAAAAGATCAAAATAAATTAATTAATACTATATCTAAAGATTTTGAGATATGGGAAGAAATAACAGAGTTTGGTAGTAAATTTTATTTAGTTGCACAGTTACCTGCATTTGAAGGTGCAGCAGGTGCATTTACATGGCGTTATGAAATTACAGATTACAACGCTATAAAAGATAAAACAGCTAGTACAAATTTAGTAGCAAATGTTGTTGTTGATAGTAATTACAATATTATAGAAGGCACTACAGATATTACTGGACAGGAATATAACAATAGTTTTTATTTTGGTAATGCTAATCAATTATTATTTAATACAGCAGAACCAGGCGCACAACCTTACGATCATCTTGTAAACGCACTTATGGAAGAAGCAAAGTATAGTGAGTGGATATTATCTGAAACTGATGATGGTAGATTAGATTTTTTAGCAGTGGCAATAGAAGCAGCATTAGAAGGTGAAACAGTACGACAAGCAGATTTAGAGCGTACTACATGGTGGCAAACACATACACCATCAGAGAGAGCAGCAGCAGAATTATTTGCAAGTGATCCTGCACAGTATGCACAAAACTCTCTAAATACACAACAAAGTATTGTTGATGGAATGATTAGTAGAGGTGTGCAAACAATAAATCCAGATGTTGTTGCAGGTCTTACTAAGTTAGTAAATACAGGTGAGATTCCTAACGAAGGTGAACTAGGAAGAATACTAGACAAAATGGTTAACGATCGTATTAGATATACAGTGAGTCCAGAAGTACAAGCAGTTCTTACAGGACAAAGTTTTGATACTATCTTAGCTACAAACGATTTAGCAAAAGCAATAGACGCAAAGATTGGACCTGGTGCTAGTGAGAATTATGATCTAGAAGCAATATTGCAAGAAGGTCAAGCAAATCCTGCATGGTATAACGAAGTATTTATTCCAGAATTAGAAGGTGCATTCCAGAATAAATATACACAATTTGCAGGTACAAATGTAAAAAGTTATGAAACTGCAGCAGGTGCATTTAGAGGTGAATGGAAAACTATAACAGGACAAGCGCCTGATGAAACATCAAATGACTGGCAAAAGTTTTTAGCAACAAATGATGTAAAAGAACGTGAAGATATTGCATTTGAAGCTGCAGCAAAGTTAGGTACACAAAGATACAAAGATACTTTACAATCAAGATTGACAAACGTACTAGGTAAAGCAGGTCAAAGAGCAACAGGAAATAGTAGATTCTAATGAGTATATTACAAAGATTTTTAGATATAGAGAGAGGTTTTAAACCTAATGATGTACTAACTGGTGCAAGAGAACTTAGTGCTGATGATGATATAGGCGCTATTAGAGAAGCTGCAGCAAAGAATGCAGCAGTACAAGCAGAGAGAAGACGTAGAGAGTTTTTAGCACAACAAGAAGCTGATAGACAAGCAGCAGCACAAGAAGCAGCAAGACAACGTGCAGCTGCAGACGCTTTAGCAGAAGCAGAAGCGGCAGCAGCAGAAGAAGCAAGAGCAGCAGCAGAAGAAGCAAGACGAGCTGCTAATGAAGCAGAGAGAAGAAGACTTGCACAAGAAGCAGCAAGACTAGAAGAAGAGAGACGTAGATTAGCAGATCTAGCTAATAGACAACCTCCACCATTACCTGGTCCACAAGTAATTGTACCTGGTGATCCTGTAGAAGAATTTGACGGTTTACAGTTTGCAAAAGAAAATTATTCATGGTTAGGCGATGAGCTTGTAACAAAATTTATAGATGAATTTAATACAAACGGTGGTGATGAACAAGAAGCAATAAGAGCTATAAGAACTACACAAGCATACAAAGACAAGTTTCCAGGTATATTTAGAGAAGATGGTGTAACTATTCGTTCAGAATCTGCTACACCAGAGTTAGATTATATTAAAAGAAAAGAAGATTATTCTAACTTATTACAAGACTACAATCTAAATCCAGAGTATTTTGAAAATCAAATAGAAACATTGTTTCAAAATGATGTGTCACCTAGAACATTTGAAGACAGATTAAGTACGGCATATAACGCATTGTTTAACCAGTTTGACGCAGTAAAACAATATTACGTTAATAACTATCCAAATGTATTTCCTAGTACAGAAGATATAACAGATGAAGCAATATTTGCTAGTTTTATATCTGAAGATATATCAGAAGAAATTATACAACAACGTGTTGACGTAGCACAAATAGGTGGTGCATTACAAGAACAAGGTTTTGCTATATCTACAGAACAAGCTACAAGATTAGTAAGTGCAGGATTAACAGGAGAAGGCGCACAAAGATTAGCAGCTAGAGCAGAAACACAATTACCTAGATTACAAAGACTTGCTAGAAGATTTACAGGTAGAGAAGATATATTTGGTTTGTCAGAGTTTATTGAATCAGAAGTATTCGGTGCAGGTGTTGCAGATCAAATAAGAGACAGACTAGAAGCAGAAGCACAAACAGCATTTACAAGAGAAGGTGGTGCTGCTGTTACTGCTAGAGGTGTCACAGGACTAGAGGAGGTATAGTGTTTAAATGGGTAAGAGCTAGAAATAAAAAAGGTCATTTTATTGCTGACAAGGCATGGACTTTTTGGAATGACGCTTATAAAATAAAATTGACACAACCAGGAAAAAATGCGTTAGCAGTGATTTTTTGTGTTATAATAATCTTATTGGCGTGGTCTGTATCCGCCAACTAAATAATAGATCGACAATTCTGGATTAGGTTCCTACGTCTAGTCCACGTACTAAATTCGTAGAGGTGTTGTATGCGTATGTTACAGCGCCCATTCAACATGTATAAAATACTGTAACCACTCCCAATATGTACCACACCTTATTGGAGTTAAGTGTAATAGTGTGAGAAATGGAGAATATCAATGACTGATACAAACGAAAACGAAGTAATGGAAAATACAGAAAATAATGAAGGCATAAAAGGTTTAAGGGACAAACTTAAATCTGTAGAAGCAGAGAATAAAGAACTAAAGAGTGTCGTAAAGACTTCTTTGTTTAAAGATGTTGGACTAGATCCTACCTCTGGCACAGGTAAAATGGCGTTCGATCTATATGATGGAAAACCAGATACCGCAGAGTTAGGTGCATGGTTAAAAGAAACTTACAACATTGATACTGAAGTACAGCAGAACAACGAAGTAGCTGCTGCGAAGATCATGGAGAGTGACCAGAAACTAGAAGCTATACAACAAAATTCACAAGCTATAAAAACGCCTGACTTTACAGAACGTGTTAATGAAATTATTTCTGATCCAAATACGTCAGTAAGAGATAGTCTTAGAGCAAAATTAGCTTTACAAGAACAAGAGAAACGCAATTAATAACAAGTCGCAAGACTAGAAGGGAAATATAATGGGTGCAATATCAGGTGCAAATCCGATAGTAGCTAGTGATATTAATAATTTTACTGGTGAACTATTTAAAATAACACCACATAGAACTCCTCTACTAGCAGCAGCAGGTGGATTGAACGGCGGAAATGCTATCAATAGTACATTCTTCCAGTTTCAAACACAAGACAATGCAACAATCTCTTCTGTTACTCCTGATGATGAAGGTGGTTCACCTAACTATTCAGGTAGAAATAGAAGCGCACAACAGGGCGTTCTTCAGATTTTCCATGAAGCAGCACAAGTATCTTATACAGCACAAGCTGCGTCAGGTGAAATCGTACCTTTCCAATTATCTGGAAACTACAAGAACTCCGATCCTGCATTATCTTTAGAGGGTAATAATCCTATCTCTGATGAGTTAGCTTATCAGATGGAATTGGTACTGGAAACAGTAGCTAAGAAGGTTGAGTTCCAAGCATTTAATGGAACATACAACGACGGAACATCAGGTGATCGTCAAATGAGAGGTCTTAAAGCACATCAAGACCTATCAGGCGGTAACTCTGTAAATAACGACGACGGTGCAGGTACTCCTGCCGCACAAAAAATCAACTGGGACATCATTGCTTCTGCAATGAAAACTCTTTATGACGCAGGTGCGCCAATGAGACAACCAGTTCTTTTCGTTAGCCCAACAATGTTGTTGGATCTTAACAAAGAATTAGTTAAAGCAACAGTCGGATCTGTTAATTACGGAATCCTACCAAGAGACAGAAATGTCGGAGGTGTTGACATTGATACAATCGTTACACCATTCGGATCATTAGGTCTCGCATTATCTGATTACTTGCCTGCAGGAACCATCACCGGTTCTAAGCAAGCATTTATCGTTGACCTTAGCTTCGTCAAACCAGTATTCCTTAACATTCCAGGTTATGGAACTATGTTTGTTAGAGACTTAGATCAAGATGATAAAGCAAGGATTGCAAAAGCAGTATATATGGAAATGGCTTTCGATTTCGGACCACAACAATATCACTGTGCAATCGACAACGTAGTTGGTTAATCCAACTAATTAGATTATTCCAAGACCGCTATATAAACGTAGCGGTCTTTGGAGTATGTTAAAATAAGGAAACAATGTACGGAAGAACAAAAAGCGAAGTAGCTTTAATTGATATATCAAGTGACGCAAGCAACAGTCTCGCAGTAAATTGTGACAACATGTTACTATGCGGTATTGTATTCCCGTCAGCTATGACAGGAACTGCTGTTACATTTGACTATTCAGTCGATGGAACAAACTTTGTAGACATCAAAGAAACAGATGGCACCGAAGTATCTTACACAGTAAGTGCAGGAGACGCAATAAGAATCGATCCTAGTGGTTGGGCATTTGCAGGCGGTGGTTTTATTAGAATCACATCTGGATCAACAGAAGCTGCTGACAGAAAAATTAAATTATTATTTAGAACTGCATAAGGAGAACCAATGTCAACGTTTGGTCAACTTATAGACAGAACTTATAGAGAATATCTTAGACCTGTAGAAGAGCAAGAACCTCTTACACAGGTTGCTAATACAGATAGTATTACAGGTGGCACAGGTCTTACATCTGCTGCTACTTCTATTACATATCAAGCAGGTTTATTAACACCGGAAGAAGAAGAATTAATTGGTGCAGGTTCTGTTATAGAGATAGGTCAAGAACTTATCATGGTTGAAAACATTAACACTGTCGCTAGAACACTTACAGTAGAACGTGGTAGATTAGGTTCTACAGCTGCTGAACATTTAACTGGCACAGATATAATTATTAAACCAAAATATCCTAGAATCAACGTAGCAAATGCTATAGGTGACCAGGTAGTTGGTTTGTTTCCTGCTTTATATGCAGTTAAGAAAACAACATTAACAACATCATCTACACAATTTGTAGAAATGCCTGCAGGTACACAAAGAATATTACAAGCAAAAATAGATAATTCTACTGCAGGATCTAGTACAACTGTATATAGTGATGTACCTTTAGAATTACTTACAGACTTTACACCATCATCAACAGAATGTGCTGTACAGTTTCCATCAGCACCTACATCAGGTAAAAGTGTATTTGTTGTATATGCTTCTAAATTTACAAGACCAACAACAGAAGCAACAGATCTAAACACTACATCAGGTCTAGAAGATTTCCATGAACAAATAGTTATGGTTGGTGCTATTGCACAGTTACTATCAGAACTAGATGTCGACGTTACAACACAAGACTTTATAACAGAAAACTTAGAACAAAGAGGTATACCTGTAGGTTCTGGTGAGAGATTACGTAATGCTTTGTTAAGATATTACGGAGTGTTACTAGACAGAGCAAGAAGAGAACAAAGATCAAGATTCCCACAAGGTGTAGAACTTTACGGAATTAGTTTTACCTAATGCCTATACCTAATACATCGAATGTCGACAGGGCATTAGCATGGGGATACCAGGCACAAATATCAGACGGTACTACAGACTTACTACTTAGACTTGCTGTAGCACCAGGTAGAGAACTTAGTGTTACAACTGCACCATTAGCTGCGCAACAGATTAACACAGCACAAACACCAGAAGAATTTAGAGCAGAGTTTGGTCAAACTTATGCAAGATCAGACTTTACTGGTGGTGCAGGATTAGACCAAGCACATCAAAGAAATGCAGCACCTAATGATTTTAGAAGATTTTTTGATAGTAAAGGTGTAGATGTATTTAAGAATGCAGGAGAAAAAGGTGACGCATATAGTTTATGTTTACATAAAGAAACAGAAGCTATAGCTTCACAAGCAAGTACAGAAGCAATACAATGTATGGTTGAGTATGAAGATATTATTGCTTTAGGTAGAGGTAACCAAGTATTTATAACATCAGATAATTTTGCAACTGTAACAACATATACTAATGGTGTAGCACCAAATACTGTAAAAGACATGGCATTAGATGGTTCTACTTTATATGTAGCTTTTAGTGATGGTACTGACTCTGTAGTACGACAAAAAGATTTAGCAGATTCATCAACTTTTTCTAGTTACGCAACCGCAACAGGTAGAGTAATAGAACAAATTTTTGCTGTAAAAAATATTATTATATCAGCAGAAGCAGACGGTAAGTTATATGAACTTGCAGGTGCAGGTACACCTACATTAATAAAAGATTTACCATCAGGTGAGAAGTGGGCAGCTGTAGAAGACGCAGGTGCAGTTATATTAGCTGCTAGTGATGGTGGATATATATATTCTATAAAAGAAGGTTCTAGCGGTTTAGAACTAGCAGGACAAACATATATAGAAAACGAGGAGATTGTAGATGTATTAGAGTCTAACGGTATAATATTTTTTTCTACAGCAGAGTCAACATCAGGAGGTGGTAAGGTAGGTAGATTATATAGAGGTGTATTAAGCAATGACACTAATTTGTATAATGTATCTAACAGACAACTTATAAAAGAATTTGGTGCTGATGACAGTACACTAGATCATTCGCCAGAAAAATTTTATGCAACAAGAGACCAGGTATATTTTGGTGTTATAGACAGTGCAACAGAGACACATTTGTATTCTATATATTTACCAACATTAGGTTATGCTAGAGATAAATATTTTGTTACTTCTACAGCAGGTAAAGTTTTAGATATAGTTGTAGCTAAAGATCAACTATTTTTTCTAGTAGCAGGTGTAGGTCTAGTACAAGAAGCAAGCACTTATGTACAAGATGGCTATTTAATTATGGCAGCTGCTGACTTCTTTACATCACAACCAAAACAATGGGTAGGATCTAGACTTTATGTAGATACAATAGCAAACAATACATCTGTACAAACTGATTTTAGTAATGATCTTAATGATTTAACTACACCTTCATCTACAAACTATGCAACAATACAAAACTTAGAACAAGGAGAAGGCGGAGACGAAGTTACAATACAAAACGTTGTTGCTAGATGGTTTATACCTAAAATAACATTACGTTCTAATGACGCTAAAACACATACACCAGAAGTTTATTCTTTTGCTGTACGTGCATTCCCAGAACCGGAAGACGTTATATTACGTTTACCTGTTAACGTGTCAGATAAATTAGAACGACCTGGTAAAAGAGGTAAAATTATACCTGGTGCCGGTGCTAAATTATTTAACACTTTACAAAGATTAGAAGGTAAATCTGTAACATGCAAAGTTTTTAGACCTGACCTGATTGTGCGTGGTATTCTAGAGAATGTAACATTACCTGTAACTGAAATAGTACAGAGAGGTTCATCTACAGTATTTTGTACAATACAAGTACGTGGACAGCAGGTAACAAATACACTAGATGAAGTTACATCATTAGGTGTACTAGGTGTGGGAGAACTAGGTATATATGAGTTTGGATCGTAATGGCAGATACTAGAAAAGCAGCAAAGGCATTTACAGAAAACGCGTTTGAAACTACGTTAACTTCTGTTTTTAACTCTACTGATGTTACATTGTCAGTAAACTCTACTGGTAATCTTGCAGGATCAGGTCCTGTATACATAGTTATAAATCCAGATGACGCAGCTAAAAGAGAATATATATTTATAGACGGCACAATTACATCTACAACAATGACTACATCTACAGTAGATAATAGATTTTTAGCAGGATCAGCAGCTAGTTCTGGTATTGACCATAGCTCTGGTGATCGTGTACGTATATCACCTATGTCACAACATTTTGATGATATATGGAATGCGATAGGTAAAGTAGTAGATGTTGATTACAGCAGTGGTACAGCAGAGTCTATAAAAATAGCAGGACCTGTAGATGTAAACAATCAAGTTTTAAGTAATGTACCTGATCCTACAAATCCACAAGAACCTGCAACAAAAGCGTATGTTGACGCAAAAGATATAGATGATGACTTAAATATATCTGATGGTAGTAATACAGGCACAGTAGATTTAGATACCGAAACATTGACTGTACAAGGTACAACTAATGAAATAGATGTTGCTTTATCAGGAGATACATTTACGGTATCACAACCTAATGATGTAACAATAGGTAATCAGTTATCTGTAACAAATCAAATACTTGCAAATAACGGTATACAAACAGACTCTATAAGCGAACGTAATACAGGATCTAAAATAACAATTAACAGCGATATAGAACTTGCTACAGGTAATCAAGCTATTGGTTTTGGTGGCGGTGTTGTAAATAAAATTATCAATGGTAACTTTTGTGTTTGGCAAAGAGGTAACTCTGGATTTTCTGCTAATGGTTATACAGCAGATAGGTGGCGACTACAAAAGTCTGGGACTGGTAGTACCTCCGTATCACAAGAAAATTTTACATTAGGACAAACTGATGTTCCTGACAATCCAAAACACTTTATATCATTATCTAAAAGCAGTGGTACAACTAGCGGTTACAATGATTACCTTGCACAGCGAATAGAAGGTGTAGATACATTTGCTTCTACACAATGTACATTAAGTTTTTGGTGTAAATCATCTTCAGGCACGCCTAACATAAAAGTACAAATATCACAAAACTTTGGTAGTGGTGGTTCACCAAGCACTGCGGTAACAACTGATGTAGGCACAAGTTCAACAACTTTAAATACATGGACAAAAAAAACATTTACATTTACTCCTGCAAGCATATCAGGTAAAACAGCAGGTACTAATGATGAAGGTACAACACATTATTTAGAAGTACGTTTAATGCTAGAAGGTGGTGCTAATGATTCTGTACAGTTTGCACAAGTACAATTAGAGAGAGGACCACAAGCTAGTGATTTTGTTGTTACAGATTTTGCTACAGAACGTGCTAAATGTTTAAGATATTATCAAAGATACCATGCTAATGGTGCAGATCAAATAGTAGCTTCTGGTGCAATAACAAGGTCAGACGCTGTTGACGCTTTTGTACCTATAGCAGCACCTATGCGTACAGATCCAACGTTTAGTAATAGTGGTTCGTTAACTTTTTATAGATCAACTGACACAGTAAATGTGCCTAGTCCTGGTTTTAACCATCAAACAGGTGGTACAAACGGTTTAGGACCTGGTACAGGTATATTTGAAACAGACTTTTCTGGTCAACCAGATGGTCATGGTGGTGTGCTAGTCTTGAATAACGGATCTAGTTTGATAGCAGACGCGGAGTTATAATGGGTGAAGATATAGAACTTATAGATTATTGTGAAAAAGGTTACTATCCTGACGGCACACAAACAACATTAAATATTATATGGAAGAATGGCGATAGAACATGTATACCTGTAAATAAAACATGGGGTATATGGTATGACTTAGTACAAGAATGGGTTGCTGCAGGTAATACAATACAAGACAATCCTCCTGGAGGTGGATAATGCCTACAACTAGAGGTGCATGGGAAGCAAAAAATGTAAACGCATTTGAAACACAGCTTACAAGTCAAGCAAATGCTTTAGATCTTACATTCTTTTTACAATCTACAACAGGATTACAAGCACCTTTTTATATGGTGTTAGATCCTGACGATAGTTCTGCAAGAGAATACGTATATGTTGACGGTAACATAACATCTACAACAGTTGTTACTACAGATATTGCAAATAGATATTTAGATGGATCAGCAGACACAAGTGGTTTAGCACATATTGCAGGCACAAAAGTACGTATTGTACCTACTAAACAACACTTTGAAGATATATGGGACGCAATAGATTTACTTGTAGATACAGATTATTCTTCTGGTACAAAAGGCACAATAAAAAGTTCTGCAATAAATTCAGCACTTGCTGATATTTCAGTATCACAAATTGCAGCAGACTCACTTACAACAGAAGCAGAGGGTATTACAAATCAAGATGATGACGTACATATACCTACAAATGCAGCTGTAAAAGATATGTTAGAAACACCTGCAATGGTTGTAGGTAACAAAGAACTAAAAGCATACAAAGAAACTACACAAACACTTACAAGTTCTAGTGGTGTCGTAGCAATCAATATGGCAAATGGTAATACAGGTGTAATTACACTAACAGAAAATATTACAGATATAGATTTTACAAATGTACCTACAGTAGGTGTATCAACATTTACATTACAAATAACACAACATGCAAGTTCTGATAAAACTGTTGCTATAAATGCTGTGACGGTGAATGGAGGATCTAATGTTACTGCATTAACACCAGGTGCTGCAGGTTTTACTATGACAACTGGTGCTAACAAAGTAGATTTACTTACATTTTTATTTGTAAACGGTGCTACACCACTTCTTAATTCATTACAAGATTTTAGTTAAATGCCATTTGGATCAGGCAGATTCGGTTTATCGGGTGGCAGAGACCTTTTAATACCACCAAACATAGGTGCAGATCCTAGCTATATATTTCATGCTAGTTCTTGGAATACTGCTAGCAATCAATGGGACGATCATTTAGGTAATTCAGTTACGCAAATAGTTGATGGTACACCTACTTATGTAGCAGCAGTTACAGATGTTCCATATTCAGGTGGTACTGCTGTAACACTTCCTGCAGTCAGGTTTGATGGTACAGATGATGGTTGGGAAATAAGTCAAATACAAATAAATGCAAGCAACCAGAGTACGTTTTGGATTTCTAGATGGGGTGATGGTGTTTCTGATAGTAATGAAGCAGGTGAAGGATCACCTATAAGGGCGTATCATTCTAGTGGTAGAAAAAGTTATTTTGGTCATCAAGAATTTGGTGATGGTCAATGTAGAGTTGCAAACACACTAATTACACCAGACAGTAGTGGCAATGGTGATACAGTGTCAACGTTAAGTTCAGCAGCAAATGGTAGTTTATGGTACGTACATGGTTTTAGATCTAACACTACTGATCAAAATGAAGCAGCATACATAGTTAGGGCAAGAAATGCAATGGGTTTTGTTACACAAATTACTAAAGCAAATGTAAACAGCGGTGTTTCAGGTTATTTTGGTCCAATGACTGTAAATAAAGGTGCTGAATGGAATAGTTATAGTCATTCGCCAGTTGATATAAACGGTATATGGCAATACAACACTACCTTATCTGATACACAAATGAGTGATATTGTCTTGTACTTAGGTAACCTTGTGGGATTAAACTAATGGTATACTTTTAATTATGTCAATGTTATTAATGCTTAAAGAAGGTGGCACACTTGGTATAGACGGTAATCCTATTGATGAAGATATAGATTTATTACCTGACGCAGGTGGTGCCAACGGCAAACTTACACTTATAGAAACACAAACGTTAGCTTCTGCACAAGCAGAGTTTACATTTTCATCGTTACAAGCTGACACATTTGACACACATATTCTCATTGGTGAGTTAGCTGTAGATGGTACAGACGGTTCACAATATGAAATAAGAATGCAGTACTCTATAGGCGGAACACGTGAAGTTACTGGTAATCAATATGAACATCGTTATGTACAAATAAAAGGTGGATCAGGTTCTAGAAGCACAAGGCAATCAACAGGTAACTTCCATCTTCTTCGTGAACAATTTGACGATCCTGCAAATGCAAAAAGTTTTAACATATACAACACAATACATAACTTAGGTAGTTCTACATTAGGTGCAACACAAGAGTTTAGAGGTAACTCACACTCTAGTGCTTCTAATAGTAGGCAGAGTGTTGGTGGTTTTAATTTTAAACTTGTAGGTATAGTAAGCGACATACATGTTTACTCTACTGCAACTAATGGTTTTGCTACAGGATCAAGATTATCTTTGTATGGAGTTGCAGTCTAATGGCAGGTAAATTTGAGAAGGTAAATACATTTACAGATTCTAGTGCAACTTCACTTACACTAGGCAGTATATTTAGTGCGGACTATAACTTTTATAATGTATATATACGAGGTGGTATGACTGGTGTATCAGACATAGCTGCAGAGAGACCAAAACTAAAAGTGTTAACATCAGCAGGTGCAGAGTTTTCTACAGGTATATACGACTTTACATCTTTTGAATTAAATGGATCTAGCATTACAGACAATAATGCAAATGCTGATCAAGACAACAGTATTCTAAATGTATTAGCTACAGGTGGTAATCATTTTTCTGCACATTTAAAAGTATTTAATCCATTATCAACAACATTTTATAAATATATATGGGCAGCTTGCATAGGTTCAGGCGGTTACAACAAGGTTGGTACTATGGTTAAGTCACAAGTAGCAGCAGGTGGTTTAAAAATAGAAGTAGCAGGTAATACGTTTGACGAAATACATGCTGCAGTTTACGGGATAAAACATACATGAGTGCAAATAAATTAGAACTTATAGAATCAGTAGAAGTAACAAGTAGTACAGCTACAGTTACATTAGGTGGTGCTAATTGGAATAACACATACGATAGTTACATGGTTATATTAGATGGTGTTACAAATGATTCTGCTGATGAAATACAAATGCACTTATTAGATTCTGCAAATGCAGAAATTACTTCTAGTACATACAGTTATTCTTTTCAAAGATCTACACAAGGTACATCAGAATCAACTGTAAAGAACACAAACACAGATGATATACAAATAGGAACGACAGGCACTGGCACAGGTGCAATGTTTGGTGCAGAATTTTTACTACAAGATTTTAATGACGCAACAAAAGTTTCTACAGGACACATGGATTGTGTATTTCAGGACGCAAGCGGTAAAGTAAATACAGAGACTGGTGGATTTTTTATGACAGCTGCAGCAATAAATAAAGGTTTACTTTTCCGTATAAAAAGTAATAACAATTTCTTAACAGGTCGCTTTACAATTTACGGTATTGGTTCATAGACTTTGTGATACAATTCACAAATGGATTACTTAATAGGATTGCTGTTTGGCTATTACTTTAGACAATTTTTAGATTGGATAAAAGATTTTGCAGAACCAAAAATACCAGAACATTACAAAGAAGATGATTGGGACTGGATCAAGTAATTGAGTACTAACGGTTTTACAACAAAAGAATACCTACAACAGATAAAAGAAGACATAGATCAAGCTAATGATCGTATTGATGAGTTACATGAGAAGATAAATAAGTCTCCTACACGTCAAGAAATTTTAGGTTGGCTCGTTGCAATTACGTCTAGTGCTGCATTCCTAAATAGTATAATGTAATGATGAAGGGTTACGCATTGTACTGGAATATATCAAAACGCATGATTGCTGTATTTATAGCACAAGCATTGAGTGTTATCGGTGCAGGTAGTCTTGTAGGAATTGATGTCCTAGAGTCATCTTTACTTGCCGGACTACTAGGCGTAGCTAACGTACTAGAGATACTCGCTAGAAAATATCTTAATGATGGGCAACTTACAATGGAGGAAGTCAATCAGGCATTCGGTATCCTCGATAGTAAAACACATAACGATATGAATGGGAGAGAGGTATAACTATGGAATGTTGTGGCGGTGGTTGTTGCGGAACTAAGTAAGTTTCGTGCTTCACAAATTTAATACACTGGTTCGACTAGGTCTAGTTATATTCCTAGTCGTACCTGTTCCTGTCTTTGCATATCATGTAACTACACAGGCACCATACAATCAATCATTAGCAATAGACACTACAACTGGTGATATAACTATTGGTATATTTACATCTGATGGATTAGAAGATAGTCCTCCAGAAAAATACACAATATTTTTTGACATAGATAATGACGTGACAACAAATAGTTTTTGCGTAAGTACATCATTTGGTCATACAGGTAATCAAGAATGGAACTACCATACGTTTTCTTTGTCAGATTTACAAACATATTTTGAGAATCCATACGGTAACTTTAGAGTAAAGATCAGAGGAGATAATGATACAGATAATAGTTTTTCTGATCTAACAGCACAAATGAATATCGATATACCTAACCAGTTACCTTTTGTAAATTTAGTATGGAATGGTTTACCACAAACAACTTGTAATGATACAAGTACAACAACTACAACGACAGTTGCACCACCAGTTACACCTAACAATGCAATAAATGTATCTGTAAATTATCAAGGACAAGATGTATTTTTTGAGTGGGAGTATGCAGATGGTGATGTAGACGCACATTCATTTCATATAAATTACAGCTATGACAATACAAACTTTACACGTGTAATCATAGACGATACAACTCTTAGAGAATATACATTAGGTTATGAGTATATAGAAACAGGTACATTTTATTGGACCTTTTCTGTTTGTGGCGATCTTGAAAATGGTGAGTCATGTACAGATTCAGATTCTAATAATTTTGAAACAACAGAATATACACCACCTAAAACTACACCACCTACTACACAAGCACCTGCACCAGAACCAGATCCAGAACCTTATGTACCACCTACAACAATACCTGAAAAAGTAGAAGTTGTTATGGACGATGGCACAGTATCTGACTATACACCTACACAGGTTGCAGATGGTACAGTAGATAGAGATAACCAACGTGCTGCAAACGAAGCAGCATACGGTTGTTATATGACAGACGCACAGATAGATCGTGGTGATTGTGATATACCAGAAACTTTACCTATAGAATATCCTGACGAAGAAGACGTTATAATAGAAGTAGATGATGACGAACAAAAACCAGAACAAAAAACAGAGCTTCCTAGCGATGATGATGTGGTACCTACGGTGGTCATTGACGTTGAAGATACAGATACTGAAGGAGAAAATAAGGGAGAACCTTTACCACCTATACTACCGATCGAGGACCTGGATATTGTTGACGTGCCGATCATTGATCTCGACGATATTGAGATACCTGAAGATATTATTATAGTTATACCAGATGATGATAAACCTGAACCTAAAGTAGAGATAGAGATTATAGAGGAAGAAGAAGATGAGTTGGACGAAGAGATACCTGGAGATGACGTGGAACGAGAAGAGAAATCTAAAGAAGAAGATGAAGACACAAATCCAGAACCAGAAGAAAAAACAACAGAACAAATAGAACAAGAAGTAGAAGTATTAGAAGAAGTTATAGAAGAGGTTATAGAGTTACCTGTAGTTGAAGAAGAAATAACAGAAGAAGTTATAGAAGAGTATGTTGAAGAACTTGAAACAGAAGAAGTTGTGGAGATACTTGAAGAAGTTGCTACAGTCGGAGTGGAGAATCTTGAATCTGTTAGCGAAGATGTACTTGAAGTTGTAAGTGCAGTCGTAGAAGAAGTCATAGAGATAGCGTCAGAAGAAGAACTTACTGAAGAACAAGTAGAAGTTGTGCAGGAAGTTTTACAATTAGACGAAGCAGAAGACGTACAAATTATTGCTGAAGCTGTAAAAGAAGATGAAGCAGTTGCAGAAGCTGTAGAAGAATACGTAGAACGTGCAGTAGAGAATGCTGATGTAGAAGATTACAACCTTGCTGACGTTGTTACAGAGGTACAAACAGAAGAATTTTTAGCAGATCCAGTAGCTGCATTTACAGATATAGATGTAGCAGCAATAGATCTTACAACTATTGGTGACACAATGACATCTACACAAAAAGAAAAAGCACAAGAAGTTGTTGTTCCTGTCATCATAGCTTCGCAAATTGTAGCAAGCGTGCAAGTCGTACCAGTTAGAATAAGACGTAGGATATGAAATACATTAAAAAAATAATTAAGTGGTTATATGAAGTGCTGAAGGAAACAATAGCACAAACATTTACACTATTAGGATTCTTTATTGCATGGTTAACATTAACCGGAACTGCAAAAGATATTGTAGGTATTGCTATAATTATAAGCACTGTGTTATGGTTACTTACGATAAGTATGCGTAAAGAACCAGAAGAGAAACAAACAGTTAGGAAGGTGAGTAGATAGTATGCCAATGAAAAAAGGTAAGAAGAAAAGATATTCTTCTAAGCGTAAGAAAAAAAGAATGGGCTACTAATGAAGGTTAAAGGTGTAGATGTTAGTAAGTTGACTAAGAGTCAACAGAAGGCAATGAAAAAGCATTCTGTACATCATACTAAAAAGCACATGCAATACATGTACAACAGTATGAGAAGAGGTGCGTCCTTTAGTAAGGCGCATAAGAATGCACAAAAAAAGGTAGGTAAGTAATGATTACGTATAGAGGTGAGAGGTTTTCTGGATATAACAAACCAAAGAGAACACCTAATCACCCAACAAAGTCGCATGCTGTCCTTGCCAAAGAAGGAGACAAAATAAAGTTGATCCGCTATGGACAACAAGGAGTCAGCGGCGCAGGTAAAAAAAAGGACGCAAAGTCTAAAGCTAGAAGAAAATCATTTCAAGCTAGACATGCAAAGAATATTGCAAAAGGTAAAATGTCTGCAGCATTCTGGGCTAACAAGACTAAGTGGACTTAGAGAGGAAGCAATGCCGTACGAAAAATATAGTGCAAAGCAAAAGAAAATAGCTAACGTAGCACCACCATTTAACAAAATAACCGGTGCAGACTTTGCTATGCTACAGAAGAAGAAGAAGAAAAAGAAAAAAGGTAAATAACATGGCTAAAAAACCAGTATGGGATAAACCAAGACCAAAAGGTCTAGGCAAAAGTAAAAAGCTAACGCCTGCACAAAAGGCAAAAGCAAAAGCTAGAGCTAAAGCTAATGGTCGTAAGTATCCTAATCTCGTTGACAACATGTGGGCAGCTAGCAGGTAGGATTATACGAAGGTCCATTGTCCCAGATGTAGGGAACCAATGCGAGTTGATCTAAAAACTTTTTCTATAAAGTGTAGAAATCTGCAATGTCTTAACTATAATAAAAAGTAAGACAGGGAGATATAATGAAACTACAAGTAGTTAGAACGCAGTTTGGCAAAGACGCTACAAACGGCATGCTATTTATTGATGGTGTGTTTGAGTGCTTTACTCTTGAAGATCAAGAACAAGCTGTAAAAATACATTCTGAAACCGCTATACCACTAGGTTCATACAACGTAGTGCTACGTCAAGCAGGAAAATTTGATGAACGTTATAGTGCAAAATATGGCAATACCTGGCACAAGGGCATGTTGTGGATACAAGACGTACCAGGATTTGAATGGATCTTAATTCACACAGGGAATACCGACGAACATACCGCAGGTTGTCTTTTAGTTGGTGAGACACAACAAGATTTAGATAAAGGTAAAGATGGATTTGTCGGTGGTTCAGGCGACGCATACAAAAAGATGTATCCTAAAGTAAGAAATGCTTTACAAAATAATGAAAAAGTAACAATAGAATATACACATATAAATCTTAAATCAGAAGGAGAAAAAATTATAGAGACTTCCGAACAACAAAAACTAGATGAGATACTTGAAAAAGTGTCACGTATAGAGACTAAGTTAAGAGGAAGAATTATATAAGAACGGAGTAATAATGAGTGATGAACTCAAAGGACTACTTGAAAAAGTTGTATGGACATTCATCGAAGCATTTGGTAGTGCTTTGCTTGTAGGTCCTGCACTCGATTTAGACATAAACACAATCCAAGCTGCAGCTATTGCAGGTGGTGGTTCTGTTATTGTGATACTAAAAGAGTATGCAAAAAAACAACTCACAAGTAAGTAAACTTACTACAACCCAACAGGACGTACCACACAACGAGGAGTCTGATACACCTAACCACCCTAATGGTTGGGAACCAGGTGTTAAGTTTGACTACAAGAAAAAGACTGGAACGATAACTACAAGGGCATTGCAACAAGCTAACCCAGAGTTTGACGAGCTGTTACAGTCGTGGGGATTCGATCCTAAAAAATATTCTATCCTGAATGACACAATTCGTGTAAGCACGTGGGATATGAATTTGGGAAAAGGAGACGTGCAACAAGCATGGGCATACAAAGCACAGATAGTTTTAACAGAAGATACAATAGACGAAAAAGAATATGAGAAACTATCTAACTGGATACAATCATACAAACGTAAATCAAAACCTAAAATAAAAAAACCAAAGGCAAGTTTCTTTGTAGCTATATCTGATCTACAACTAGGTAAAAGAGATGGCGGTGGTACAGAAGCAATAGTAAAAAGATACCTGGAGAAGATAGATACAGTACGAGATAGATATAATTTTTTACGTAAGGCAGGTGTTAAGTTAGATCAGCTTACAGTCATAGGACTTGGTGATATTGTCGAAGGTTGCGTTGGCTTCTACCCCCAAGCAATGGGACCTAACGGAGTCGAGTTAGATTATCGTAATCAAATGAAGTTAGCTAGAAGATTAATTGCTAAGTCACTAATAGAATGGTCAAAAGATTTTGATGTAGTTGTAGTCGGTGCAGTTCCCGGAAATCATGGGACTAAAAGGATTGCAAAAAACTTAGCACCTACAGGTGAGATGGACAACTATGACATAGAAGTGTTTGAACAGATAGCAGAAATATTTGCAGACAAACCACAGTTCGATCATATAAAGTTTGTAATACCTGATGAACCACACTTATCACTAAACGTTTGTGGCACCAACATGAGTTTTACGCACGGACATTTGGCGGGCTACAGTGGGACAGTAGAAAATAAACTTATGACTTGGTGGAAGAACCAGACATTTGGCGGCTTCCATGCAGGTGCTAGTAGTATACTTGTTACAGGTCACTACCATCATCATCGTGAATTACATGACGGGCGTACATGGATACAAGTTCCTGCACTAGATGAGAGTACTTGGTTTGAACAGCAAGCAGGTAAGAAGACTAAGCAGGGCATAATGACAATGGTTGTAGACAAGAATGGACATAATAATAAAGAGATTGTATGAACGAAAACGCGTGGATAATACTTGATGATGGATCGCGCGTACACGTGTCCTGGATAGATACAGAGTTTGAGGAGGAGTAATGGGCGGACCTGATTTAGATATAGAGTTTGCTTTAGCAAAATCACAAGAAGAAGAATAACGCTACAAATGAATAAGTCGGTCTCACAGGACCGACTCATTCGGAAGGAGATAACAACGTTAAGATGTTATCTGATCTTCCCAATATAACACATGCTATAATTAAGTGCAATCAATTCACTGATAGAGGTTTCCTCCTTTACTCTATCGTGACACCAGGTTATTTTATTTTAATCTGGTGTGTCAGTAAAATCTAGTATATAATTATATTGGAGGTAGTAATGACTGCAATTAATACTACATTTGATAGTAATGGTATGTTTGCCAAGTTATCTGATTCTGTTGGTAATACAGGACGTGGTTTTATCGTGTTCTGGAAAAGCAATCCAACATACATAGATAGTATAAGTGGTTTACGTAATTGGTTACGTAGGCATGGGCTATACATAGAGACGTTTGAGTTTACAGGTGTCTTACATTATGTATTTGTAGCGTCAGAACGTGGCGGCGACTAACACATGAACATATTTACAAGTCAAAAGGCGTTAAAGAAGTGGGCTATATCTATGGCTAATGCTTGTGGCGGCATGGAAGTAGTACAAAATAATATAATGAAAAAGCAGAGTCCAAAAAAAATAGAAAACTTAACAATAAAATTTGTGTCTGATTACAATGCTATGGTTAAGATAGCTATGGAGAACATAGCAAAGGAAACAATTAGAGAGAATGGATTAGAGCCAATTTCAGATGAACTAAAAGAAGAACTAAAAACAAAAGGAGAAGAAGGAGATATATAATGGCATGGCAAGATGAGTACGATCAAGTAGAAGATAGACTTAAAAAGTTTTGGAAGGACAATCCAAACGGAAGAGTTGATACAAAAATAATACACGTAAGTGAAGATTTTAAGAATGCAATACATAGATGTGAGATATACAAAGATATTGCAGACGATAATCCTGTAGCTACAGGCATAGCGCAAGACCAACATGGTCCAGTAGGCGCAAACAAAACATCATGGATCGAGAACGGTGAGACATCTGCAATAGGAAGAGCTTTAGCTAATTGGAAGTACGCTGCAAAGAAGCGTCCTTCAGTCACAGAAATGCAAAAAGTGGAGAACCTAAGTGGCAACATTGAGGTTACCAAGACTGTAAGTAAAACTAGCAATAGCAATACTTACAGTCCTCCACCTAGCGTACAAAAAAAATTAGAAGGTGCAGTGACTGAACAAGACTTACAAGGTAAATCTGTACAAGAGAAGCTAGATACAATAGGTGTAGAGATAGAAGAAAAAATAGTAATTACAAAAGGCACAGTAGAACCAAGATGTATAAGTTGTGACAGTGAACTATGGGACAACAGAATGGACAAAGCTACTGGTAAAATCAGTCAAGGTTATCCTGATTGGAAATGTAAAAACAGAGATTGTAAAGCAGGCAAAGATGGTAAACCACGTGCTTACTATATGGAGAGTTTTAACGCAGAACAACAGGCACCAGAAGAATGGTATATGCCAGAGTTAGTAAAGGCAAAAGACGTTGAAGAAATCAAAGAAAACGAAGCGCCGTTCTAAAAAACATATATACAAAGGTAATCCAAACTGGGCAGGAGATGATTGATGTTTACAGTAGTAGTACAAGTTACAAGCAGCGGTGAGTTTGTTGACATAGATTTTGAAGACGCACCTATGCACATACCAGTTAATGTAAGACAGGAGATAGTAGATGGCGAAGAATAAAAAAGATAATCCGTTTGATGGTCCAGGAGTAAAAGTTGGATCAGAAGAGTTTAAGAATATGGTGTTAGGTGTAATGATAAATAAACATAATAATCCTGACGAAGACTTTGATCTTACAAAGTGACCTATAAACCATTACCTAGTTACCTTACAATAAAACCAAGCAAGATAGATGGACTCGGATTATTTACATTAGTTGACATTGATAAAGGTGTTAACTTAGGTGTAACGCACATACAAGTTGACTTAGACCAATATCCACATGTTGATGAGATTGTGCGCACACCTTTAGGTGGTTTTATAAATCACAGCGACACACCTAATCTAAAAAAAGTACAAGACCGTAGATTATTTTTTGTATACACAGTCGTTGACATACCTATGGGAAGTGAATTATGCTTGAAGTACGAATGGTATAAGTTATAGGAAGGAGATACTATGAGTATGCGAGATGACATACTACAAATATTATCTGACAACGAATGGCATTGTGCAGGAGAACTGTATGAGCTAGGCGTATCAGCACGTAATCGTATATCAGAGATACGACAAGACTTAGGTGAAGACTACATACTAGGTGGCGAAGGTACACCATGTAAGATACCTGGACACTATCACAAAGCAAAGAACTTGTGTATGTATAAACTCAACGATCAAGAAAAAAAACAAGAATTAATAAATAGACTGGACAATGCGATACAACTAGAATTAAATGTATGAAGGACGTTCTAAAAACTAAAGGCGGACAAGCTGCATGGGATTTACTTAACATGTCCGATGGTATTTTAGAAGCTATTACATATTGTGAAGAGATAGAACCTGCAGATAGAATAGGTTTTTTTCCTGGTGATACAACAGAACACAACAGTCTATATAGAAATGTTATAAAGTTAGAACCAAACATACCTACAAAAGATTGTCCGCATTATGGCGGAGTCAAAGTCGAAATTGTTACAAGTAAAGGTGTAGGTTATATAGACTTGCTATTAGATTTTAATGATTTGTTTTCTTACCAATATGTACAACGGGGTGTGCAACTTGACTACGGTAGGTTTTATCGTGGTGAAATGCACGCATACTTATCAGCAGTAGCACGTGTGCTGAACTCACCAAAGGCATTGAAGGAGAGAAAATTAATTAAAAAGGAAGAGTGATGAGCAAACAAAAACAACAGGGTACAAAGCTAGAAACATTTGTAGCAAAAATGTTAGATGGACAACGTATCGCAGAAGGTGGCAAGAACGACAAAGGTGATGTGTTGTTTCATTGGAATGGCAATGAGTTTTTTGTAGAGTGTAAAGCTAGGCAAAGTCTAAATGTTACACGTGAGTTAGCAAAGGCAATCAAGAAGTCAAAGTCGAACTTTACAGCGTTAGTATGGAAGCGGCTAGTAAAAACTGGCGGACAAAGAAGACAACCTGACGGCGTACCTATAATTGTATGCTTACCACTAGATACCTTTATAGAAATAGTAGAGACTAAAGTCGGTAATAAATTCTACGATGATCCATTTTGGTCACAGCTTCCATGACAGATATAGATAAGATTGGAAGACGTACAGCACTAACTTTACAGAGCTTGATGGCAATAGTTGAGTATGACTACAACAGACACGAATCATGTTTAGTATGCCGGGAAAAATTTATGCACCATGTAGATGGGTTACCATGCAAGACAGATGATGAACGTAAACAAATAGTAAAACGTAATAGATGGAATGCTTGACTTAAATTACATTATGTAGTTAAATAATAAATATCTTTTAGGAAGGAGATAACATGAATCAATTAATAGAGAGACTAACTATTGATATTGTGACAGATGATTGCGGAAAAACTTATAGCGCACTTGACCACATTCACCAATGGGTAGACGAGAACGGACTAGGACAAACTATTATAAATAGTAGTAGTGAAACATTAATCTTAGTACCAGTACCAGAAGACACTAAGCCGCATGATATGTATTTAAAAATCATGCAGATACAAGGCAAGAAATAATGAATCAAGTAATAGAAGCGTTACATGATAGACAACAACACAGTGAAAAATATTGGGAAGAAAATTATCCAGATAATAAATTTATTTCTAATGCGATGGAAACTGACAATGAGAGTTGGGAAATAGGTTTTTATGCAGGATTGCAATTTTCGATTGAAAAAATAAAGGAGATAACAAATGAAAATTGTACTAATTAAATCATACGAAGGTAACAGCGTTGGTTATACCAGGTGTAAAACAATTAGCGAAGCAGAGAACCAATTAATAGATTGGGAGAAGCAAGGACTATGCACTAACAGTGATGAGATATTTTCTTTTAGCAGCATACAAAGAGCGTTTGTATTTTTGTTAAAAGAAATAAATAAATTAGGAGGGACGGATAACGAAGTATGAGACAAGCAACGTTAAAAATAAAAATGGATACATGCGATTTACGTGTATTAAAAAACTTATGTGAGTTTGCACAAGGAATCCAAAGTGAACAATTACATAAATTAGTGTTTATATGGAGACCAGGTAACAGCTTAGAAGTAAAAGCAACTGATTCTTTTATAGCACATAGAGTTAGATTCGGTAAGATATACAAGCCGGAAATGTATTATCAATGGAAGCGACCAACTGGCGTTGAACAAGAACTTAGACTAGAGCAGCATGATGATAAGTACATAGCAGTTGTAAGAGCCGACCAGTTAAAATTAGTATTGACACAAATACTAAAGCATAAAAAATCTACGATAGATAGCACATGCTACTTGACATATCATACAAATGAATCATTAGATTATTATTTAGAAGATGGAGTAATAAGACCAGTTGATTACGAAACATTACATGAGACTGATGGTTACAAACTATTGCACATGATGAATTTTAATTTTGACTATAGTGACAACAGTGAAAATTATTACAATCAATTTAATGTGAAGCCACACATACAAGTACAAGACCTAAATGTAAATACGTTAATTGACAAGATATGGACAGACGAAGACTTATCTATATACGAAGAAGTACCAGAAGTATTATCAATGACAGCGCATGTACTTATGAGAGCATGCAAAGTTTATGACGTAAATAAAACTGGCAAGTATGATAGCCGTATGAACTGGAAGTACATGAAGAATAAATGGTATATATGGCAAAACTACTTATCCGGCGCTACCAAACACATACTACGTAAAGATAATGTACAAAGCATAGAGACTTTTGTAATGACTGGACGTAGTGATGATAAAACTAAAATCGGCGTGATATAAATGCTAGATCCATTAACAGCAGTAGGAAGTCTGTTTAGTTTTATACTTGGATTCTTTTTTGGTTACGGTACATCACAATATAACAAGAGATTGTACATCGAAGAAAAGATAAGAGCTTTACAAACAGAGAAGCAACATTTAAAATCACATATAGATATAGTTGAAGATATAAACTTTAACTTACGGAAGGAGAAGAACGATGAGAGATAGACTACTACAGTTTATACACTCTATGACAGAACGCTTCATGCGATTCTTAATGGATAATGATTATCCTATAAAGTATGACAGTGAGTTAGTATGCCAGGAAGGTACAATATTTGACCAGTGTTATTGCCCAATACATGATACGGAGGATAACTATGCCAAAAAATGAAGAAAAATTATTAACTTACAAAGGCACTGTAGAATTTAGTATCGATGTTAATAATCTTGACAATGATTTTATGGAAGCACATAGCATAGAAGAAGATGATTTAGGTGTATATATATACAAAGAAAAAAGATACAATGCGGATACGATTGTAGATGTAATTAAAGAATGTATTGTTAATGAATGTACATCTTGGTTAAATGATTTAGGTATAGGTGTAGAGCTAGGTTTATCTACAGTTGTAGAAGATGGAGTCGAATCATGGACGAAGTAATTACATACAAGCAATGGAAGAAGAAGTATAAGCCACGTGTTATAGAAGCGGCAGGAGAAGGAAGACAAATCGTCAACAAAAATAGTACGCCGATATATACCTGGTTTGATACAAATAAAGAAGACTATGACATAATGATGGCACATGCTGAACCTAATACAGTATGGACTGAACGTTATGATGAAGACGATAAGCCGTATCTAACTAGCGGTGTAGGAATTGTAGATAGATTTTGTTACTACGTAACAGAAGTTAGTCACGATGGAAGGGATATAACAGTATATGGATAACTGGTTAGTATTTGAGACTGTTACCTATACACATAAAGTAACAGCAGAGACAGAAGAAGAAGCAATAAAGATAGTAAAAGGAGGAGGACAGGGACAAGATAAGACTGTTAACGGCGTAGAATTTAGCGCGGCAAAGTATTTACATTTAGAGAGATACTAAGTCAAAGTCGTATGCTTATCAAAAGTCGGCGGTTTTATTGGTTAGATCTAAAAATTAATTATGTATAAATTAAAACAATATCAACAATATAAAAAGAATCTAGATGAGATAAAGAAGAGAAGAGAAGCCCGGAAGCAATGAAAAATATATTTATAACATTATCATTAATCAGCGGCTTTATTTTGTTAATAGCTTTTATATGGCAGGGGATAAAATATATCCTTGACCTTGAATGAGTTTTATTCTAAACTTAATAAAAAGGAAGGAGATAATTTGACGTTTTGGGAATATCCGGAATATCTGGAAAAATCAAGCACTAAAAATATTAGTGTATATAAAAACAAAGTTAACGGCGCTTTTATATTGCATGACGCAAACGATTTTACAACAAAAATGGTTTATATGGGTTATGGAATACAAGAAGCCAAAAGATTATTTAAACTACATTTGAAGGGGATACAATGAAAACAAAAAAAATGACAGTAAAACAAACAACACAAGAAAAAGCCAAGATAAATTTATTTAATATTTTGTATGGTTTTTTCTTTGATGTTGATGAATATAATGAAGATACAAAGCAATTCGAATATAACGGAATAACACTAGCCGAGCATATAGAGAACAACAAAGAAGGGCAAATATTTAAAAGCGCTTTAGAATCTATAAAGAGTGAAACAGTCTGTATTTATGCGCTTGTTAGACGTGTAAGCGCTAACGGAATGAATCGGCAAATATCTTTTTTTGCTATTGATTCAAAGCGCCGTTTATCACAACCGCCAGAAATATATAATATAACTAATCTTGTTAGTCAGATATTAGAAGGCAAGGACGCGCCACAAAATAGTTATGGTGAACCTGTTATAAAAGTAACAGGCGCAGGCATGGATATGAGATTTCACGTAATATATAACTTATCTAGCCGGCTATTTGTAGACGTTCGCGGGGACTTTAAAGAATCAGACAAAGGATATATTTTGAAGCAAAGAAATTTATAGTATAAGCAATTCATTTGCCCTTTGTTAGCTTATACGTACTAGAGAGAAGCCGCCGCGCGTATCCGCCCAGAGCCGCCGGCGGTTTTTCTTATGCTTTACTAAAGCCGCGCATATTTCTTTTATGATCCACAAAAGCCGCGCGCCTTCCGTGTATGA